AAATCAACAGTTGATCCAAAATTGCAAGCAAGATTGGATGCTAAAGTAAGACCAGATAAGCCAGTTAAGGAAGATCGTATTTATTACAATATGAAACCTAAAAAAAAGGCACCTGCTAAAAAAACCACAAAAAAATCTACTAAAAAGTAAGGAGAACTATTATGCCAGGTCATTATAAAAAGTCTAAAAACGGCAGTATGATGAAAAAATCGAAAGGTGGCATGATGATGAAAAAATCCAAAGGCGGCTCACTCATGAAAAAGTCTAAAGGTGGTTCATTAATGAAGAAGTCAAAAGGCGGAAGCATGATGAAAAAATCTAAAGGCGGGTCTTTAATGAAAAAATCTAAAGGCGGTAAAATGATGAAAATGTCAAAGGGTGGATCAGTCATGATGGCAGGCAACGCTAATAGAAGAAGAAATCGTTTGAGATAGTGCCTTATTTGATTAGTAATATCCCACATTTTAAGTGTTGGGTTAGGAGAGAGTTTACACATAATCATGAGCAATATCAGGGCGAATATTTGCATGCCTTAGCTATCGCAGTAAATACCATTCCAGATAGATCGTTAAGTTTCCAAGTTGTATTTACTGGAGAAGAGTCAAATTGTGATGATTGGGACGAGGGCAACATACACGGTGGTGCTATGTGGGCTAGGATGCCCATACAAGCACTCGTAGCTGATATACCTATGGAAGATTATCCTAAGCCTATGGAAGATCATTTAGCACAACCTTGGGATTGTGAAGCAAGAGATCATAGTGTAGTTACTATGGATAGAGTTAGTTCCTCTCCTTGGATCGCTAAAATAGATGGGGGCTTTTATCAAGCAAAGTATCTTTTTACGGTTGATTACACAAATACAGATATTGCAGATGATCCTGCACAACATAAACAAAGTCATGTATTATATATAACTGAAAACTGTGAGTGGAAAGGTAATTTTGTTGCTTTACCTAATAATAGAGTTAGGGCAACAAGTCCAGCACTATGGGTTACAGGTGAAGGACCACCTCAGTTTAAACCTTCGCAGTGGAAACATTCTGCAGAGGGACATGAAAGTTATCTTGATCCGTCAATAACTTTTGATAATTTATACGAGGATTAATTATGGCATTATCAGGTAGTACAAATTTTGAGCCCAACGTAGCAGAGTTTGTTGAGGAGGCCTTTGAAAGATGTGGTTTAGAACTACGCACTGGTTATGACCTTAAAACCGCACGTAGATCTATAAATCTTATGCTTGCTGAGTGGGCAAACAGAGGCTTAAACCAGTGGACTATAGAGCAAGCTACACAAACTGTAACGGAGGGCACAACTGATTACTCTTTAAATGCAAACATAATAGATATTTTAGACGTTGTTCTACGTAGAACAATTAATCAAACACAAACAGATATTAGTATGAATAGAGTTAGTAGGTCTGAATATATAAATATTCCAAATAAAACCACTAAAGCTAGGCCTTCACAATTCTTTTTAGATAAACTATCTACACCTACACTAAAAATATGGCCTGCACCAGAAAACTCTACAGACATACTTGTATTTAATAAAATAGTAAGAATGGATGATGCAGATAAGGGAACAAATACTATGGATATGCCATTTAGATTTTTCCCTTGTTTTGCAGCAGGCTTAGCTTATTACATATCACTAAAAAGAGCACCAGAGAGAACTGCACAACTCAAAGCTTTATATGAAGAAGAATTTAGGAGAGCGGCTGACCAGGACGAAGATAGAGCCTCTTTTAACATAAGACCCAGTATTAGGATGATGTAATGGCTTATGCTACTGGTAAATTTGCAAAAGCTTTATGTGATAGATGCGGGTTTGAGTATAAATTACTAGAATTAAAAGAAGAATGGAACGGTTTAAAAGTTTGTCCCAACTGTTATGAACCTAAACATCCTCAACTAGAACCACTAAGAGCTAAAGCTGATCCAGAATCATTATACAAACCAAGACCTAACAACGATCAAGAAGAGGGTGAGGGTTTTGTTGTGGTAACTAACTCTAATATATTTAAACCAGATTATTTAAATCCATCTACTTTACCAGAAAACTTTGAAGTAGCTAAGATGACAGCTAGCGTTGGTGAGGTTACAATAGTTATATCATGACATTAGCAGAACTAAAAACTCTAATACAAAACTATACTGAAAATTCAGAAACAACTTTTGTCAACACTCTTGATGACTTTATTAAAAATGCAGAAGAAAGAATATTTGAGCTAATACAGTTTGATTATTTTAGAAAGAATGTTACAGGTACTTTAACAACAGGTAACACATACTTGACTGCACCTACTGACTATCAAACAAGTTTTTCTTTAGCAGTTATAGATTCTGGTGGTGATTATCATTACTTAGATAAAAAACACGTCACTTTTATGCGTGAATATATAGAAGATCCAACAGACTCTACTTTGAGAGGGCTACCTTTATATTACGCTGACTTTGACAAAGATTTATCTACTGCATCAAATAATGGTTCTACGTTGATTGTAAGCCCTGTACCTGATGCAGATTATAATGTTGAGCTACATTACCTATTTAAGCCAAACTCTTTAGTTACAGATACTACAGGCACTTGGCTATCTAATAATGCACGTAATGCGTTGTTATACGGTAGTTTAGTTGAAGCATACATTTTTATGAAAGGTGAAAACGATTTGACACAGCAATACGAGCAACGCTTTGCAAATGAAATATCTAGGTTGAAAAACCTTGCTGAAGCTCGCGGAAGGAGAGATGAATACCGTTATGATTCTTTGAGGACAACGGTATCTTAAAATAAATGAAACAAATAGAAAGTCTTAAGGGCAAATCAGTTGCTATAGTCGGTATGGGCAAAAGCTGGTTTGATTACAATCTAGCTAAATCACATGGAGTACATTTTGACGAAGTATGGGCTATAAATGGCGTAGCATCAGTTATATACCACGATAGAGTATTTATGATGGATCCTGCGTCTAGATTTTTAGATACAGATGATGCTGGCGGTCAAACAAAAAGTATGGCTGATATGTTACAAGAACACGAAGGTCCCATATACACGTGTGAATTAGATGATCGTTGTCCTGGTCTTGTAGAGTACCCTTTAGAAGAAGTTGTGCAATATTCTAATTGTCATTATTTAAACAATACGGTTGCATACGCAGTCGCATTTGCTTATTGGAATGAAGTTGCTAATCTTAAAATGTTTGGCATAGATTTTAGTTACAAAGGTAATTTACACTTTGCAGAGGCAGGTAGAGGGTGTGTGGAGTTTTGGTTAAGTAAATGTATATCGGCAGGTATGCAAGTAGAAGTTGCACATAGTTCAGGTTTATTAGATACAGATGTACCAGCAGAACAAAAACTTTATGGTTATCATAGGCTTAAAAATCCTTATATTATTTTGGTTGGCGAAGATGGTATTAAATTAGAAAGAATTAACACCCTAGATATTGTTAAAAAGAAACAAGAACCTGTGTTAATAGATAGGCATGATTCACACCTAAAACCACCAGAACCAAAGAAATGGTAGATGAAATAACACCAGCAGGTATGCCTGGATTAGGCCTTATAGAGGCTAAAACAAGTAATTATGGTGGACATCCTCCAGAGTTTTGGGCAGAAAGATTAACAGAAAAAATAGTCAGCACTAGCGAAAGCGAAGATCCATACATAAAAGAACAAGCAAAAGCATATAGAGACGCTATTTATCAAGTTTGTTTGATTTATATAAAAAATGCTATAAAATCTTATAAAGCTACTTTGATACAAGACTTTGTAAAGTCTGGTGATACGGAGTTAGCAGATATAATTAAAAGGATTTAATATGGCTATTACATCAACATTAACCACAAGTTTTAAGAAAGAACTTCTTGAAGCAGTGCATAACTTCAAAAACTCAGGCGGAGATACTTTCAAACTAGCTCTATATACAAGCTCGGCTACTTTAGGAGCTACCACTACGGCTTTTACTACAACAGGACAAGCAAGTGGTACTAACTATACATCTGGCGGTAGTAATTTAACGAGAGTAGATCCTACTTCAAGTGGCACGACAGGTTTTACTGATTTTGCTGATTTAACTTTTGGTACTGCTACAATTACTGCTAGAGGTTGTATGATTTACAACTCTAGTGATAGTAATAAATCTGTAGCTACAATCGACTTTGGTGGTGATAAAACATCAACAGCAGGTGATTTTACAATAGTTTTTCCAGCAGCAGCAGCCAGTACAGCTATTATAAGAATAGCTTAATCTAGCCTCTTATGGCTAATATTACTGGTTGGGGTCGAGGCACTTGGGGTGAAGGTGCTTGGGGCGAACCCATACCAGTTACACTTACAGGATTAGCGGCTACAAGTGCCTTAGGCACTGTTTCTGTCGTAGCTAAAGCTAATGTAATTCCAATAGGACAATCAGCGACAGGCTCAGTGTCAGGAGTTGGTGTAAATGGAGATGCTGTAGCAGTCTTGCCTACAGCAGTAGCAACGCTAGGTGGGGTATCAGTAGATGTTGACGGAGAAGCAAATGTACCAGTTGCAGGTCTGAGTGCTACAGGTAACGTAGGTTCTGTAAATGTTCATCATAATGCAGTAGTTAGTTTATCTGGTTTAGCAGGGACAGGTGCTCTTGGCACAGCTACTACAATTGCAAAAGCTAATGTAACTGTATCTGGAGTATCTTCTAGCAGTTCTGTAGGTTCTGTCACTTTAGTAGCCAAAGCAAATGTGAGCCCATCAGGTGTAGCAGGTACAAGTACATTAGGCACGATATCTATTGCTTTAGGCATGACAGTCCAAATCACGGGACAATCTGCTACAGGATCAGTTGGTAGTCCCACCGTAATTTCAAAGGCAAATGTTGTTCTAGCTGGTGTTTCTGGCACAGGAGAGGTGGGTAAAGTATTAATCTGGTCGCTAATAGATGATACACAAACAAAAAATTATGCTAATATAAATACTGACCAAAGTTCATCCTTTGCTGAAATTAATGAAACACAAACCCCAAATTGGGAAGAGGTAGCATAAAATATGGCAACTTATGTAAATGATTTAAGGTTAAAAGAAATAGCCACAGGTGACGAATCAGGTACCTGGGGAACTTCTACGAACACTAATTTAGAACTTATTGCAGAGGCTTTTAGCTTTGGTACAGAGGCGATTACCACTAACGCAGACACTCACACCACTACAATCGCAGACGGATCAACAGATCCAGGTAGATCAATTTACTTAAAATATACAGGTACACTAGATTCAGCTTGTACTATTACTATAGGCCCAAACACCGTATCTAAGCTTTGGTTTATAGAAAACGGCACTAGCGGATCACAAAACATAATTATTTCACAAGGTAGTGGTGCTAATGTAACCATACCTGCTGGTCATGTAAAAGCTATTTATTCAGACGGAGCAGGTTCTGGTGCTGCTATGGTTGATGCGTTTACTGATTTAAATTTAGCAGGTACGACAACAACATCCTCATTAAATGTATCAAGCGACCTAGACGTTGACGGTACGGCTAATTTAGATGTAGTAGATATAGACGGAGCCGTAGATATGGCTTCTACTTTACAAGTAGATGGAGCTATAACTTTTAGTAGCACTTTAAATGGTATAGATATTTTAGCCGATGCTACAAACTTTACTGACAGTATTTTAATTAGTCAAAATGCAAGTACAGGTACTTTATCAAGTGCAACTGATAATACAGGACTAGGCGATTCTGTTTTTGCTGCATTAACTTCTGGAACTCAAAATACAGCAGTCGGGTCAGAAGCACTAGATGCTAATACGACTGCAACAGGAAATACAGCTTTTGGTTATAGGTCACTTACCGCCAACACAACAGGCGATAGAAACGTGGCTTTAGGTTGGTCAGCTATGTCTGTAAATACTGTTGGAGATAGAGGTACTGCTTTAGGTTATGCTGCCCTACAAAATCAAAATCCTTCCTCTAATGCAGATACATATAATGTTGCTATTGGTTATAATGCAGGTAATGCAATAACCACAGGTACAGACAATACTCTTATTGGTGGTTTAGCAGGTGATGCTATAACAACGGGTGCTAACAATACAGCCGTAGGTCAACAAGCAGCCACTGCTATAACAACTGCATCAAATAATATAGCTATAGGTGCTGATTCTTTAAAAGCTACTACTACAGGCACAGCAAATGTAGCAGTAGGTTTTGCTGCATTAGAAGCTAATACTACAGCAGATAACAATACTGCTGTTGGATTTACAGCTTTACTGTCAAACACCACAGGTGCTTCAAATACAGCAGTTGGTTCAGGTGCATTGGATGCTAATACGACAGCTTCAGAAAATACTGCTGTTGGTTTTGATGCTTTAGGGGCAAACACTACAGGCGATGGAAATACTGCTATTGGTGTAAAAGCTATGGATGCTAATACAGTTGGTGATAGAAATGTTGCAGTAGGTGCAGAGGCACTAGGTAATATGAATCCTTCTACTAACGCAGATATGTACAATGTTGCAGTAGGTTATCAAGCAGGTCTATCAATAACCACAGCTAGTTTTAACACAGCCGTAGGTGGACTAGCACTTGATGCAAATACAACTGGTGCTGGAAACGTAGCAGTTGGTTATAATGCTGGTGGTGCTTTGACAACTGGTGGAAATAACACAGTTGTAGGTACTAACGCATTAATTACGCAAACTACTGCAACTAATAACACAGCTATAGGTAGTGGTGCTATGGAAGCCAATACAAGTGGAAGCAATTCCGTAGCTGTTGGTCTGGGTGCTTTAGCTGCAAACACTACAGGCTCATCTAATGTAGCAGTTGGTTCAGGTGCATTAGATGCTAACACAACTGCTGCTGAAAACACAGCAATTGGTAAAGATTCTTTGACTGCTAATACAACAGGTGGTTTAAACACAGCTATAGGTGCTACTGCATTATCAAGTAATACCACAGGACAATACAACACAGCAGTAGGTGGACAAGCATTACAAGCTAATACAACAGCATCA